GAATATTTGTAACTTTTTGTTCAGGTAAATTGATTTTATCAACGTTTAGGGTGACACCATCTACCACGGAAACTCTCCATGCTTGTTTTTCAACATCAAATGTCATATTATCCATTTGATATTGGTCTAAATTAGATGGTATCATCCTACGTACGTTATCCATAAATTATTATACTGAAGTGGTTTGAGCGCGGAATTTAATTGTAGCTGAGCTAAAGCCACTGATGTTACCAATTGAAGCGCGCACTTGACCCGCTGAAGTAATATCAAAGCTTAGACCGCTAATTGTATCGCCAGTATAAACGCTGCTCATCTGCCAATCAGAACCGCGCTGAATTGCCATTAGATCATATATAGCATATTGGCTAGAAGTAGCGGATACAGCAATTGAAAGTTGAATACGAGCAGAACGAACTGTACCATTAGCAAAAGCTAGACCAGTAATAGTTTGATTTGCAGTATTGTTAGCTAGACCGGTATAGCTTGTTTCATTAATATCACCAGCAGAAGCCGTAGCTACAGCAGAAGTACTTAGATTACCGCTAGAATCCATGAAAACAGCTTGGGTTGAACCTGGAGCTGAAGAAGGAAGGGTAAGGGTATAAGCGCTTGAACCAGAAGCAGCTTGAACAGTTACGCTGTTTGTACCAGCTCCTGGATCTTCAAGGACAAGGGAGTTACCAAGGTAAGCGTTAGCAAACTTGTTAGCGCTAGAACCGAGGTTAAGTGTATTGTTTGTAGAGGGCACAATGCTAATCTGAGGCTGGATTGTACCGCCGCCTTGGCCACCACCCATAATAATGCTAGAACCAAATAGGCTTACGTTACCACGGGTGCCAGAAGTGGAAGTACCAGCTGAAATAGTAACAGAACCTGAGTTACCAGAGTTAGTAGAACCAGTTGAAATGCTTAAACTACCCGATTTACCGGTGCCAGTAGCATTACCTGTCTTTAGTGTTAGAGCACCGGAGATATTATCTACAGTGTTGCCGCTACGAAGAATCATTGGACCTGATAGAGAAGATCCAGTCTTATCGCCAGTTCTATAGATACCGCTAGATTGAGCTAGTAGTGATACGCCGGTAGCAGTAGCTGTAGCATTTGCAGAGATAGTAATAGAAGTATTGGTAACAATACTAGAAATACTAGCACCGTCTGGAATACCAGACCCTGCTACTTGCATTGAAACAGAAAGACCACTGGTATTTGCAACAGCAATTACAGCACTACCGCTAGTTGTATCACCAGTAAAAGATACGTTAGCGTCTTCACTTGAACGAAGGAACCCAGTGTAAACCCCACGAAGCATTAGAGAAGCAGAACCAGCATCAATTGAGTTATTAGAAGCAGGGAGGAGTGAAGTATTAATAGCAACAGAAGCTAGGTTATCAAGTGCTTTAGTTGCTTTATTTTGATCGTTAGCATCGATCTTTTGGAGAGCAGAAAGAATTGAATCAGATGAAGACACCGTTCCAGCAGCAGCTGAATAACCAGTAAGTACTTTAGCAATTACAGCAGCGTTTGAAAGAGTGGCAGATACAGACTGTGAACCTGAAGCAGGGCCAGCTGTTACTTCGCCAGTTAGTTGATTAATAGCATTAACTGTTACTGCACCAGTAGCACCGTTTACAGAAGAAACAGCATCTGTGGTGTCTGCTTTTTCCCATACAAGGGAAGAATTAAGAATAGCATAATCGCCAACATCAAAAGTAATGTTACCTGAGCCAAGGTTTTGTGTACCAGCAACACTTACTCGGTATACATCACCAATAGAACCCGCTCCGTCTGCTAGAGTAGGTGAGTTAGTAGAAGCATTCCAAGTACCTTGGTACTCCATAATAGAGTTAGGAAGCTGAGCTACTGGAACTTTACCGCTACCATCGAGAGAAGCATAACCATTAGCTTGACCCTTTTCAGAGGTAGACTGCTTATTGTTTAGCTGGGTTTGAATAGCCGATGTTACACCAGAGAGGTATCCGAGTTCTGTAGAAGTTACAGAAGAAGCACTAATTACACCAGAACCATCTGATTGTAGAGCACGGCTAGCAGTAAGAGCAGCAAGCTTAGATAGAGAAATTGCAGCAGAAGCTGAAACTTGACTATTGACAATTACACCGGTTTTAATAGTTAAACCGGCAGAATGGTCTGCTTGTACATCGCCTACAGTATCAGTATCAACTGCAGCTGATACGTTAGAAGCATTACCAACGATGATTTCACCGTCATTTAATGCTAGGCCTAGAAGAGTTAAAGCTGATGCAGGAACATCTTGCCAACCACCATTAATATACTGACGTACAACATTACTAGACGTATTATAGTAAAGAACACCATCTTCAACACCAACGGGGTCGGAAGAAAGTTGAGCGAGACGAATTGCACTACCAAATTTAAGAATATCAGCCATTGTTTAACTCCATTGTTTTAGTGAATATTTGAAAGAGGCGTTTGTACCAGTATTAGAGGCAATATAAAGAACATCAACATTACCTCCCCCAATAGTCACACCAAAAGTTATACCGATAGGAGATAGCTCAACGCCACCATTATCAGCAATTGAAACCGTTGAACCATCTGTTACAATAAGTAATCTACCGCATTTAACGTTAGAACCGCGTACTATGCTATAATCAATAAACGTTGCTTTATTAGAAGCAGCAACATATGAAAAAATAGTACCACTTGAATTATTTGTTAAAGTAACGGGACCTTGTAAATTTAAAGCAGCATCTTGAATATTAGAGTTAGCTATTTGAGCACGAACGCCATCCGATTGTATATCAAGAGCAATAATTTTATTATTAGCAGAAGCAGCTGCGGCAGAAAGTTTAACACTACCAGTAACATTAACTCCACCACTAACTGAAAAGTCAATAGAATTACTATCAACTACACCAGTAAGTGTACCCCCGCTGGTTGAACCAGTAAGGTCAAGTTGTGAAGTTATGGGATTAAATTTTATGCCCATTAAACAATTCTTTCTACGCTATTCACATTATCGTGTGCCGCATTGTCATAAGTCACACGGATTGTATAAAGAAGGGTAGTATCATCATAATATTCATAATCTTCTACGGTCGAAGAGATAGCATTGCGTTGAATTTTATGACCGAGTTTACCAGCAACGAATGAACCGACAGCAAGAGTTTTTTCTTCAGAATTATAAACTCGCTGAATAATCTGTGTTTGGTCGAATTCTGATGGTCTTTTAGTGCTATCAGACATATATTACCTCTTAATACGTTGTTTAATTTTGTATTGGCGTGATTCTGAAGCATTACAGATATCACCTAGTAGTTGTTTAGTGCCTTCAGAACAACCAGAAGCAATAATTTGAGCAACAAGCTTACATAATTCCATCTCTAGTTGAAGCTGATATTGAAAAAACACACTATTTTCTTTAACTCCAACAGACGGAGCAGATTGAAGTTTAGCTGAAACAGCAGCAAGTAATGGAGCAAGAGCTAAATCCATTTCACCATATAAACCAATATTACGTTCGGCTACATCATCATAATCTTTTTCATGAGCGCTATAAGCATCACCAAAAAACTCGTGATCTTGAAAAAAAGGAACATGAGCCACTAGATTATGAGCTGAATGAGCGAATAATTGCATTGCACGTAATTGAACTAAAAGAGGTTTTAACATTACTTTTTCGATGGTAAGTTTTTATATGCCATCGCTCCTTTATTATGTGAAATATACTCTTTTGCTTTAGCTGAAGACATACCTTTTTTCTTAGCTTTTTTAGGGTTATTAGCCAGCATGGCCATGAATTTAAATTGTTTTTGTGAAACTGCGGGAATATAGATACCCTATACTTTCTTATTTATTTAGATTCACCGTCAATAGATTGACCTTTAGCGCTTCCCCAACGACGACCAAAATATAAACCACTAGCCGCACCAAACATTTCAAAAGACATACTGGTTGATTTAATTACTCCAGCCATTTCTAAACCAGAAGAAACAACACAAACAACAAAAGAAACCATCAAAATAGTTAAACTAACTGAAGCTTCCTTTGTTTTTGGGTCAATAATCCACATAAAATTATTAGTTACTTACTTTAGTAATTGTAAACATACAACGTTCGTTGGTTGAGTTTGCTGCAGTACCAGCTTGAGCACGAACAATATCACCTGCGTTTAAATTACCAGTCCAATGAACATGAGCACCAAAGCTTGCCGCAGAAGAATCCATAAAAGTTCTAATTCCTTGCGCATATGTCATATTACCGGGAGAAGTAGTTAATGCTGTACTATTTACAGAAATACCAATAGTTGCAGCGCCACTAGATGATTGATCGTGATATTCAATAGCATATACGCCAGTTTCGTTGATTGTAAAACTAGCACCGTTAGAAGCGCTATCAGCATATGTTACTGCTGAACCGACACTTTTACGAGTGTTTGTAAAACGACGAACAGTAGTATTAGTAGAACCAAAACCGTTACCGCTATCAACAGTAATTTCACTACGAGGAGCAGTTAATGTACCAGAAGCAGTAGCTGTCCAACCTGCAATTGGTACTCTAAAATTAAAACTAATCGGATCATTGCTATTTGTATATATAGCATTACCATTAGCAGGAATTAATTGGTTAGCAGTTGCACCACTTTTACCGGCATAAACTAAAGAGGTTGACGTTCCAGTAGCTGTTACTAGAACAATAGGCTCACTAACACCACCTGAACTTCCGTCATTCCCCCAAATATAACCAACAGAATGACCTTGTGCTGATGTGGTATTTGATACTGGGACTTTAGAAGAATCAATTAATAAACCAGAAGGAAGTGTAAAAGAAACTAAAGATGCAGCAGGACTTCCAATAGTCACATAACCTTGAACTTCTAATGAATCTCCAACTCTTCTATAAAAAGCACTTAAATTTGAAGTTGAACCTAATCCTGAAACAGTTGGAGTATAAGCTGTCCAATCGCTTAATGAATAAATTGCAGAACTTCCGCTACCAGAAGACCATCCTGAGATTGGTATACAAATTTTTCTAAAAGAATACAAAACGTTAGAATTACCAAATCCTCTAAATGAACTACTTACAGGAGCGATGCTATCTTGAATGTTATTTGTTGTTACGTTATCTACTGCTAAAAAGAAACGGGTGGCATCATATAAATATGCATGAGCGCTAGTGCTTGGGGATGATAATCCATCTGTTCCGCTTAATTGTACTCTGCCTGTACCAAGATGTAAATATGCATTAGCAGCATTAGGTATTGTTCCTAATTTTGATGTGTCAGCGCTATAACCACCTGGAATTGTAAAAAGATATGTACCCGAGCCCGCTGAGCCTGCTCCTTGTTGACGATAATCATAAGCAATTTCCATTGTATCGCCAACTCGACGCCAATAAGCCGCTTCATTAACAACCGTTCCTCTAGAAGGATTACTAGTTGTTGCAGTAATTGTCATAGAGAACGGAGTCCAGTCAGTAGTGACTGTAGTAGCTAAAAGTTGTGAACCATAACGAATTGCTGAAGACATTTAAACCTCTTTAGTTACTTACTTTAGTAATTGAAGCCATAGTTTTGGCGCTAGTAAATGGTGTAATATTTTCTGTATGAAATCTTACAACATCTCCAGAGTTTAAATTACCGGTGTAATGACATTGACCCGATTGAGAAGTTACAGCAGCCCAAGATAATGCGCGTAATCCTTGAGCATAAGTTAAACTACCGGGATCGGTAGTTAAGGCACTTCCATTTACTGTAATACCCAAAGCAGTAGAAGCCCCTGCACTACCTGAGTGGAAAGCAATAGCATAAACACCTGTTTCATTAATTGTAAATGACCCTCCATTAGCAGCGCTATCAGCATAAGTAATAGCAGGCCCAATATTTTTTTGAGTATTAGTAAATCTAACAACACGGGTATTAGTTGAACCTAGTCCATTTCCAGTATCAACAATAACTTCACTACGAGGAGCTGTTAATGTACCAGCGCTTGTAGAAGTCCAACCTGAGATTGGAACATAAGCATGTAAACGCGCTTGTATAACAGTATTACCTAAATGATAGTTATTATTATTCCAAGGCTGCATTGTAGAGCCAGATGTAATCATAACTGCGCTTAAATTAGTAGTGTTATAAGGCATTACACGACCAATAATAGCAGAAGCGGATAATTCATCGGCATTGTTAGTAATACTAAAATTACCAACATAAGAACCATGATGAGAAGAATTAATATTTATTTTACTAGAATCAATGGTATAACCACTAGGTAAGTTAATTAAATAAGTACCCGAACCTGCACTACCGGCGCTAGTTTGTTGAAGATCATATACAATCTCCATACTATCACCTACACGTCTCCAAAACGCTTGATTTAGAGTAGTAGTTCCAAGCGAAGGATTTGTTGTGCTGGCTGTAATTGTTACAGGATATGAACGCCAGTCACTAAGAGCTAATGTTGGAGAAGTTCCTGCACCAGAAGACCAACCGGAGATTGGGATCTTAACACCAGTAATTTTAAATACTGAACCAATTCCAAGACCATTAGCCTTAGAAATAGAATTAGTAGAGTTACCACTAAATCCATCTGCTGAACCAAAAGTAAAATACGATACGTTTGGTTCAATTAGAATAGTACCACCGTGAGATGTTGTAGTTTCATCACGTAGGTAAATACCGCACATTCTAATTGCGGGTATTTTAGTTGAATCAGATACTAATCCGTTTGGTAAAGTAACTCTTGCTTCTGTGGCAGTAGAAGAACCTGAAGTAAAAGTACCTTCAATTTCAATAGAATCGCCATTTCTGCGCCAATAAAACGCGCTTGTTGAAACGGTACCAAATCCAGTAAAAGTAGGAGTATATGCAGTCCAATCGCTCACAGGTAATGAAACACCGGCAGCATTTTGAATGCCACGAGATTCAATTACATAACCGGAAGTAGTTGAATCAGCAATTAGAACAGGCTTAGAAATATAACCAGTAGTTAGTGGTTCAGTAGAAGTAAGAGCACCAGCTGTTGAAGCATCAAGATAGTAAGTAGTACCAGCAGTAAGACCAGAAAGACCACTTACATAACCATTCATAGTTAAAGTAAAGTTATTAGAATCAGCAACAGCAGAAACAACACCTACAACTTCAGCGGTAGAATCACTGTTAGCTTGAGCTTTAGCATACTGAGAACCAGTATAGTAAAGTACGTTACCTACTGAAAAACCATGCGAAGATTGAGTAATTGATTTAGAAAGAGCAGTTCCTGAACCACCGCCACCACTAGCAGCAATAGTAATTGAACCGTTACCATTGGTAATAGTTACGTTAGAACCGGCAGTAAGAGTAGCTTTAGAAAGACCACCAGTTGAAGTATTACCAATTAATAGTTGACCATCAGTATAGCTAGTTTGACCAGTACCGCCATTAGTAACAGGGAGAGTTCCGCTTACATCAGCAGTTAAAGAAACAGCTCCGAAGGAAGGAGCTGAACCAGTTACACCCTTAAGAACTGTACCGGTAGTGCCAGCAGAAGTAGCGCTTACTGCGGAAGTGCCATTACCAAGAAGAACGCCGTTGCTAGTGAGAGTAGTAGCACCTGTACCACCTTTAGATACACCAAGAGTTCCACCGATGTTATTAAGAGTAAGGTTAGCTTCAGTAACATCAACTGTTGGGTTACCAGCGGCACCATCGCCATTAGTAACTGCTACTTTAGATGAACCGGCAGTAAGAGTACGTTTAGTAAAAGTATCAGCGGCAGTTTCTACGACAAGACCAGCAGTAGCGTCTAAAGCAGCAAGAGCAGTAAGAGTTGCATCAGAAGCTTGTTTATTGTTTATTTGTGTTTGAATGGCTGAAGTTACACCTGAAACGTAACCTAATTCAGTAGAAGTAACAGCAGATGCACTAACAAAGCCAGAAGCATCAGATTGTAAAGCCTTAGAAGCAGAAACTGCAGCTAACTTGGATAAGTCAATAGCTGCAGCGGTTTTAATTTCGTTATTATCAATATTAGTAATTGTATTAGTATCAGCGTCAATGCTCTTATTTGTAAGAGTAGCCGAATGAGCTTCAGTAACTACAGGAGAAATTGAAGAACCGTTGTGATAACGAAGCTTTCCATCAGAGGAAAGTACTTCCATTTCACCTTGTGCATTTATTGAGGTTGAAGATTTAGGAACTAAACCAAGACCCTCAAGAAATTTCCTAATATTTACAGCCATTTAGATTCTCCTTAAACTTATTGCTCTAAAGCTCTAGCATTAAATGCGATTTTACCCGTGTGCCCTGAACCGGATAAAGCTGTTGTTGAAAACTGCATTTGACCTAAATCATTAATATTAAATGTAATTTCTCCACCTTTACCAGTTTTATTACCAGTTGTCATTGTCCATTTATAACCTACGCTATTATTTGGGTTATAAACTACAATAATATCACCAGCTTCATCAACATTTGCTAAACTAGTTTGTCTATAAACGCTGTAACGAATAAAAACAGCTCTTACTGCACTAGGCGGAAAACTTAATGCTGGAATATCAACGTTTGATACGCCGTTATAAGCATCTATTGAAAAATATTGAGAGGGAACATCGTAAGTTCCTGTAGTAATATTAAGCTGTTCTGCAACAGTTTGAGCAAATTGAATAACTGCCTCTGACCAATTAGGTGAAGCAGCTGAATCTGGAAAGTCAATGGTGGTGGAGCCGATTTGGATTGTAGGCAAAGGTTATACCCGATTACCTTTCTTTAAATTTTCAATAGCAGGCAGATATTGAAGATTTTCTAAAATATGTAATCCACTAACATTTTTCCCTTTAAGTGGGATGATATGATCAACATGATAACCGTTTGGACAATTCATATAAAATTCTTTAATTGCCTTTAAATTCGCCCATTTGGGAGTTCTTTTTAATTTATCCGCTCTACGTTTTGCATTTTTAGCAAGTTTCTTTTTTAAACGGATATTTTTAATTTTTTCCTCGTATTCTTGTCCCTCAATTGGATTGTTTATTTTCCATTGTTTTAATTGTGTTCTTGGTCCAGGATGTTGGATACGATATAATTTATTC